CACCCTTCTTGATGTCGAGTGTCAGTGCCGCACCAGTAGGTGCAGTCGTGACGGCGCAAGCGCCACCAGCAAGACGACCCTTGAACGGCATCACAAACGAAACTTCTGACGAAGTCGCTAGCGTGCCAGGAATCTGGGCGGTAACGGTTGATGGATATGGATATGCAGTCGGTTGACTTGCCATGATTAATTCCTCCTATGGAATTGTTGTTGCATGAAAGAATAACACATCGTTGTTCTCTCGAATGCAACTTTCACATAACACTTATACGCATTTAAGTTGAATATCTATTGACTCTCAATTAATCAATGAAATCAGGGCAAAGTGCGCACTTTTTTATTCGTATATTTTCTTTACAAACCCAACATCGGGCATTTGTCGTGCTTTTCCTTTGGCTGCAAGGTCAACCCAAACGCCCTGTTCGTGGTATCTGTCGTCGCTCAGGTCCCCATCTACAACTGGTATGCCCAAGAAGGATTGCAAGACTTTTCCTTTCTTTTTCCGATTGGTCACCAATGCCGCAGTTCCGCCCCTTGACACAAACGAACGGACTCTTGCTAGGTCGGACTTTTCGTTGACGCTATAGATGATTCTGTACTTGTTGCCGACTTTGCCGTCACCCTGCAGAATTGCAGGGTTCTTGCTGTAGTCGTAAATGTAAACGTTTGGCATCTTGGGATGTCCGTTGGAGAGCGTGGTGAGAATTTGATACCACCGCAAATCACTATTCACATTCAGACGAACAAGAACTTTCTCGTTTTCGTCGGAGTGCTTTTTGATTTCGGAACCCAAAATTCTTAGGAACTCAGCAGGATACTTTGCAAGGAATTGTGTCTTGACGTTTCTTGCCTTTTGAACACTCGAATATCTGCCGTTGCCGTTATCCAACACACAAACACTCGTGCAGTGGCCGCGCCAAGCACAGGTCTCAATGCCCGAAACGTTCGCATGCTGGATAGTCAATCCAACGGTATAAATTTCGGACTTCTTCAGTTTGTGTTGAACATCTGGCAGGGTGAGCAAGTTTGCGTATGAACTAAATCCATTTTCTATTCTGAATGCTTTTAGCGCTGCCTTGGCGTCTTTGACACCAACACCATCGACACCGTCATTGAAAGCCTTGTCAAGTTCGTCGCCTTTTGATTCCAAAAGAAACGACAGGACTTGTCTTACTTCTCCTTCTTGAACTCCACCCATGTCTTATCACCAACTCCGTAATATTCTCTGGCGAAGCCAGCCTCAATAATGTCCGTGTTGAGGCACGCTGTGGTGGGGTTGTCAATTGCTTCGGATGAATAAATCTTGGCAAGAATTCTTCCATACTTATCGTTCTTGTCGGGAATGGTATTTACAAACACCCACTGGTGGCGAATGAGCCAATCACTGGTGAAGGACTTGGCTTTTAATCCCAATTCCTTTTCGGCAAGGTCCTTGGTCCTTGATTCTGGAGTATTCACCCCGTAAAGACGAACACGAATCTTGTGATGGATGTTGAATCCAAGGTCAATCATCAGGTCAATAGTGTCGCCGTCAACAACGCCAAGACTTTTTGCCCTATACCAAAATCTTTGCACGATTAGACCATGTCACCTTGGCCAAAACTTCTTGGCTTTTTGGGGGCTGGCTTGTCGTATCTATCAACTGGCTTAACGCGTCGCTTGCCCCTATTTCTGGCATCTTCGACTCGCTGGTTGCTTCTATCTTCTGGGCGCATGCGTTCTTGGCGCTCTCGCTCGTTTCTTGCTATTGGGCCAGCCTTGCGTCTGTTGCGCGCATCTTCCGCTCTTTCAGAAGACCCATCAGTTCTTGGCTTTTCGTATCTGTCTGCTGGCTTGCCAGGAACATAGGGACTCTTACCCCTATTGCGTCTATCTTCATTGTCTTGGAAAGAAGTGTCTGGCTTCTTTGCTTGATTCCTTCTGTCTTCGTTGTCCTCCCAGGAGGTATCTGGTTTTTTGGGCGGTGGCGGTGTCGAACTTGTCTTTGGCTTTCTTGGTTCTCCAGCAGCAACTCTTCGTGCATATTCGGCACGCGCGGCCTTTCGTGCTGCACGTTCCTTGTCGGAACGGTCAGCCTTCTTGGCGTTCGCCTCAATGCCCTGTTTTCTCAACTGATTGCGAACAAAGCGCTTCCTGTCTTCATCTTGATTGAACGATTCCCTGGCTGAAGACCGCGCCCCTCTTTCTTTTTCCGACCTTGGTTTTGATGTTGCCACTCCCTGTTGGCGCAACTCTCTATTTACGTGCCGTCTACGACGTTTTTCAAGGTATGAATTCTTGAGTTTTTCGTCAGTGGGTTTGCGCTTCGCTGGTCTTTCGTCTGGGGTGCCGTCGTTGACGACGCCATCTCCGTCTTTGTCAATCTTGTCTGGGTCGTTGGGGTTATTGCCCCCACCACCAATCCTCGGACCAAGTTGCTTCACGTCTACATCTTCCCATGCATCTTTTTTGCTCTTCTTGGCATTGTCGTAACGCTCAAGCATCCGCCTACCCTTTGCGGCAAGTTCAGCAGCGTCTGATGCATTCTGTGGCACTGGTTCGCCCCATGCGGCTGCAGAAAGGGCCAAGCGTGTTGGACGGCCCTTTGCGTCTTTCATTGGACCAGACGGATTCGTGAAGAAGCGTGTAAGGAATGAGCCCTTGCGGCGCATCTTGTCTGGTGTATCCGCAGCGCCCCTAACGCCAGGCTTTAGATTTGCACCTTCCTTACGTTTGAAGTGTGCGCGCCCAGCGGCTGTAAGACCGCCTTTGGGGTCTTTGAGTTTCTTTTTTGCTGCTTTGACTTCCATTTCCTGTTCGTCTGGGCAACACTCGTCCTCGAGCGATTTGCCGTCGACTGGCACGCAGTTGGGAACCATCTTCCCGCCCTTGCCCTTCTTCATGCCAACCTGTTTGTAGCCAGGCCAGCACGGCCCCTGAGCCTTAATTTCCGTTTCGTCTGACTCTTCCTTGTACTTGCGCTTCTTTTTGCGTCTTCTTCTATTCGTGAGGGCTCTTCTGACGAATGCGAATCCAGTGTCAAAAAGCCACTTCAGTTCTTCCGCTCTTTCGTTATCGTTTGACTCTGGGTACAAGGAATTGAAATCATCATCACTCATACCGTCTAAATATTTAACAACCTTGAGTTCCTTCTCGCTGTACTGTGTTTCGTCCTCGTCCTCGTTGTTGGGGTCTTCGTCTGGGTCAAATCCATCACCTTTTGGCTTCTTGACGCCAGGCTTTGGTTTTCCGTCAAAATCAACACTGTGGGCGCCGCCCATGCCCATCACCTTGAGTTCGCCAGTTGATTCGTCAATTACCGCCAATGCTCTTCCGTATCTTGCAACCATTTCCTCAAGGGACTGCGGTTCGTCTGGATTGTGTTCCATCATCATTCCTAACTGTGATACTCGCTTGGCAATGTAAATTTGAATTTGCCCAACTCTTCTTGAGTATATGTTGTTCCCTCTGGCAATTCTTTAACTGGTGGCGGGTTTTGTTCGACCCATTTGGATATCTCTTTTTTCTGCTCCTCTTCGCTCAGTTTTTGTACTGAAGAAACAAAGTTCCCGAATTTTCTCCCCCACGCCGAATAGTCAGTTTCCATCTTCGAACTGGGTGGATAATGCACGGCGTTGTATTTTTCGAAAAACCTGGGATAGTCCTTTGGGTCTGACGGCATCGCTATTGATGTCATTACTTTTGCTTTCTCTTTTTCTTTGTAGATGTCCTTGGGGCTATGCCGTACATTGCATTGGCCCATTCTTCAAATCTTTCAGGTATACCCTTGGAATTTAGAGCATATCTACCGAACTCGGTGGTGTGTTCGATGGGCTTTGGGGCCATAGTCAATATTACCCTTTATTAGAACTCGTCAATAGAAAGTCTTGTCAGCATTTCCTCTAACATTTTTTTATTTTCTGGCTGACAGTAGAAAAATTTCAAAGCCAATAATGCTTCTTGCGGCTCTTCTTCATCTTCTGCCAAAAGTGATGCAACGTTCTCTGCCTGAAATAAAGTTTCCTTATCTACAGATATGAAACTACGTAGCATGGCGTCGCGCTCTTCTTGGGTGAAACGCTGATACATAAATGCCAGTATAAAGCACCACCCCCGCCTTCGCCGAATGTTTCTCGGCTAGGGCGGGGGCGACGCTTATTGCGCGTCAGCCGTTATCAGGCTGGGGCGTTGTCGAACGAGACTCGCACGAACGACTCTGGACGCTTGACGGCCAGCGCAAGGCGCTGCTCGGCAAGAATCACAATCGCGTTGCGGATGAAGAAGTCCGCGTGCTGCTCGCTGATTCGGATGTTCGCCTGTTCGCGGTCGTAGAGTTGCGCACCCTGACCGAACGAACCGATGAGGGCCGTGCCTTCTGGCATCGCCACCGACTCGACCAACGGTGTTCTCCACACTCGTGGCTCACCACCAAGGGCAACCGACGTGGCAATGAGATACTGCCCGTTGCCGTCCTTGGTCAGTTCGATGTTCTCCCAGTCATTCGGGTGAATGACGATGCCTGATGGCTCGTAGTACGCCAAAGCAGACAAGGTGAGAGCGCGGCGCAGAGCATCTGCACGCGAGTCAGCCTTTTCGTTTGCCGTTGCGTTTGCACCCGACGACCAGTTGTAGGTCTGAATTCCTGGGGTCTTCAACACGCCGAGAAGGTTCTCGCCCGTGCCGTCGCCCAACAGAATCTGCGCATCTTCCTGCAGGCGCAAACCGTACATCAGTTCGTTGTCGATGATGCCACGCAATTGCGGCTCATCGGCGAGAACGTTGCGGTGTGCTGCTTCCCAGTGGGCCATCGTCTTGACCGAAGTCTGCGCGCCCGTGAAGGACATGCTGGACTGCGGCTTGATGCCGAACTGGTTACCAACGCGCTCCGCGACCATCGCGGCGTTGTTGGTGAAGCCTGACATGATGAAGTACTCGATGACTGTCGAGGTCGTCGAACGCGCTGGGAAGAGGTCACGGACTCTCTTGGTGCGCTTCGGCGGAACAATCATCGGGTCACGCTGCACGGTGCCGAACACTGCGTTGGCGTTGTTGCCAAGAGTGCCAGTCGGGAGCGTGGTGTACACGTCCTTGACTTGGATTCCACCGTTGTACTGGAACGGAGCGGCCATGTTGGCGCCCGCGCGGCCATTCTGCAACGACTTGAACTCTGGCGACGCGAGGAACGCTTCGCCGATGCTGCGCGTCTCGACCGTGCCGAACTGCTGGGCCTGTGCGGCGGCTGCCTGAGCAACCGACTCCTTGGCCTGCGAACCGCCCCACGACTCGACTTCGCTCATTGCCTCAAGGCCGCTGATGAGCGACTTGATTTCGCGAATGTCGGACATGTTCTTGTCGAACGCATTCTTTTGTGCCGAAGAGACGACAACGGTGCCGTCTTCGACGCGGAACGAATCGGCGATTGCCTTATTGTCCGCCATCTTTGAACGAAGTGCTGTCTGCAGTTCGTTCAATCTGCTGGTGTCTTGAGTAGACATGTGATTGACTTGCTTTCTTGTGAGTATTTGGACTTGTTGCTTCATGGCTCAGGTAAGCACCCAGCCCTTAGGTATCAAAGATACAGAAAATAATTGTTGCGTAGTGTAACTCTTGTGTAAATATGGGCAAATCAATGTGTGTAAATAGATGTTTTATTTAGAAGGGAAGTTTCTCCTGAACCAGGAGATATCGGAATCCCCACCCCTACCACCGTGCTGCACGGCCCAAGCCTTGAATTTTGGTTCGTCAAAAGCCTGAAAAACACCATCTTCTATTTTTGCGATGACCCTTGGCGCAGCCCCTTCTGGAACGTCCATGTCCCAGATATACATTGTTTGCGCTTCGCCTCTTCTCAGGTGGTCGGTTATGAATCCATACAGGCCAGCACCCTTGGCCCTTATTTGACTAACTGGCAATTGTCTTTTTCCTTGTGCATTTCTTACGCGGACTCGCCTTTCTGCTTCATCGTATGGCAGGTACGGAATGTGAAACACCTTCTCATAGGTATTGTCACTTGTCGTTTTGTAGTCGTGCAGTCTGTATCCAGTTCCTTCAGTGATTATGTCCATGCCCTCTTTTCGCGCGTCATTCACCGTATGTGTTGCCGAATGTGCCGACTCCCTATGAACAAGTTCTGAACCTTTTCCACCCTCATACCCAACAATTCCCATTTTGATGAAATCGGGGTCAACAAGCGCCGCTTCGTCGTCGCCAGGTATTACCCCTTCTTTCGTTAGAAACTCGCGCAGCGTGGTCTTTCCCATTCCGCCTGGACCAATTATGTGGAAGTGCCGTCTTTTACCTACTGGCTTATTTCTGGACTGCGGCTTTACTCTGTCAAGAATGATTTGTGCCATTCTTCTTGCACCAACATTGGTGTATGTATCAGTGATGTTTCCACCGCCACCAGAACGCAATCTTCTCCCAGATGTATTTTCTGGGCCCCATTGCTTGTAGAACCTAAGTAGCGTCTTCCATTCTCTGTCGGAAAGACTTCCATCACGCTTGTGTTTTTGGCTTATTGAGTATGGGATATTGAAAGATGGTCTTCCATTTGCCCAGTTGAGCATGTGTGTTTTTGACGATTCTGGCCACTCTTTGGGCGGCGTTATTTCCATCTGACTAATACTGAAGCCGCCAGACCTTAGACCAACTGGCGAATTGACTCGACCAGAAGACCGAAGCCTTCTTGCCTCTGAGGTATCAACATCTCTTGTGGTCGTATCGACAGGTGTGTTTCGGTCACCAGTCATAAGCAGATTTATCTCTTCATCAGAAAAACCCATTTCTTTGAGTTTGGCTATTGTCTGCTCAAGGGTTTCTTTTCTTCTGTCTGCCTGACGAATTGGCTTTCCACGTTCGTCTCGGCGAATCATCCCGTCACCGCGCGCAAGATTTGTCCCCTGACTGCGAAGGATGCTGCCATCTCTACTGATGTCTGCTTGCGTATTTCTTTTAACCGCCCTCTTGTAAATTTGGTCAGCCCTTTGTTTTGTTACTTTGAGTTCATCCGCTATTTCCTGCATTGTTGCGCCGTTTGCGCGCATTTCAAGAACGCGCTTGTCCCTGTCGTCCAATTCCCCAGCGCCACGTTTTTTGGCGCGAACCTGTCTTCCGTCAAGCGAGCCGTACTTGCCGCGTGAACTTTTGGTTCTTCGTATTTTGGTTTTCTTTTTCCTATCTGGCTCTAGCCATGATGCGCCCCAAATGAGCGCTGGGTGCAATTCAAGTGCTCTTAGGGAGAGTTTGTCTGCATCCTCTGGGTCCAATGATGCGCCTGGCTGGTGCATGGCGTCTATGACTTCTCGTGATACACCGAGAACTTCGGCTTGTTCGTCTCTGTCTTTTCGCAAGCGCACTCTGTCAAAGTTGAGTATTTCGGAGGCTTTGAGTTTCCCCCCTTTGCCAATTCTGTTTGGCGTCAGCCAGGTGTTGTCTGTTTTAGATTTCCACCATTTCATTTCTGGTGGTGTCGCATCACCAGAACTTCGTAGCACTCTCGACGCTGCGGTTGTCGCCCTGGTTGGGTCTGGCATTTCTCTCCACGTGCCATCAAAAATGAGACCGTCGCCATCAAGGTCTCTTCTCACGCGGGGGTCAAGTACTCCTTCAATTCTGCCGCCAGCAGACATTCCTCTTCTTAGTCTTCTTGACAAAGAACCAGGTGAATTTATTCTGCCTATGGCTCTTCCAAGTAGACTCTTGTCTTGGACCAACTCCTCGAACAGTGACTTCTTTCTAATTCTTCTGTTTCGCTCTTCGTTACGGAATTCGTTTCTGACAATCGTTCTAATCATTCTGCGCTGTGCTTCTTGCTGACCTCTTCTGCCAAGAAATGTCGTTCCAGCAAGGCGCGCATAATCGGTATTCGTTGTACACGGCATCCAAACTGTTCTTCCGCTTGCAGAAGGCATTCTTCTCACCCCAATGCACCCCAGCATCCTGCTTCTTTTGCGCGCCGATTCGATGTCTGTGAAAACGTCTGGGTCATTATCTCTTGGAGTTACGCCAGGAATGTATGACTTAACGCCACCAGAGTAAATTGTTGAATTTATTGGGGCAGAAACTATGCCGCCGCCCTCAAGTGTTGCAAACCCGCCAAGCGGTCTTAATTCTCTTAAATTTTCCCAACCGCGCTTTTTCTTTTTCCCTTTTGCTTTTCGCGTGTTGTATCTTTTGTACAAATCTTCAAAAGCAGTTTTCTTTTTTGGCTCTGCCTCACCAGAAATTTTTAGAAGTTCTTCATGCGTTTCGCACGGCATCCACTTACCCTCGTGTTTGTGCGCTCCAGAACAACCAATCCACTGTGATGCGCGAATGGCAAAAACACGAGAATTTGTATCGGACTGCTCATCGGCCATGAGCCAAACCTACTTTTGTTGTTTTGGCTTCCACGCCTGCATCAGGGCAGAAATTCTGGTTTTTGGAAAACGCTTTCGGTACAAGCGTGCTTCGTCAAGGTCATCGGCAAATTCTTTCTCTACATCTGTAAATGCTTTAGCGAGTATGGCGCCATCCATGTCATACATTCGTTTGCCCGCTTTTTCTAGACGCTTTTGCTCGGTCCGTACGAGGTCAATGGCATCGCGGATTGCCTCCGCCAAATCCTCACCACGTTCACTGATTGACGGGAAACCCCAGTCGGGTTCGACTTCGTCACCGCCGTCGATTTCGCTGAATGGGGGATAGTCCATTAATTCCAGCAATTCTTTTTCTGCCAACTCCATCGCTTTAATACCCTGTGAGTAATCCATGACTATGCATACCTCTTGACTATGTCATCTCGTCGTGCAATAAGCGTATCAGCAAGTGCCTTTGCCCTTGCTGGGTCAGAGACAATTCTGGAAACTGTTGCCCTAATATCTGTGTCAGTTACGTTACCCAGTGCTTTGGCTTGCTGCTTGATTGCAGCATCCGTAATCTTTTTGAAATCGTATGTTCCACCTTTTTTCATTGATTCAATTTCACCAACCGTGTTGCCCCATGCCTTACCTTTTCGTGCGCCTTGCGCCCTGAAATCAAGTGAGCCGCCAACATCGAGTCTCACTGCGTTGCCATTGCTATCAATCTTGATATTGTCGTTAAGCGGCGCGTCCCAGTTTGCGAGCCACGCATCCACAACAAAACCCTTAAGTGCTTCGTCTTGGTCACCCTGCGAATTTGGCATACGCGATTGCACCATTCTTGAAATGGTCACTGGCTGACCATTGCGGGTCCCCATTTGAACATCGGCGCTTTGAATCCCAGCCAACTTATAAAGTTCTGATGCAAGGGCTTCTGTTTCCATTCTGTCCTTGTCGTCTGGGGTTCCTTTTGGCAGTTTGGTGTAGTACTGGGTTCCGTCTGGCGCAGTAAGCAGTGTGGCTGGATTTGAGCCAGTCGACTGTGGTCTGCTTGAAGTCCATGACGAAACATCAACTGGTGCTTTTGCGCCCTTGCCGTCTGGTGACGGAGTGGGTGGCGTTGGTGTACTTGGGGATGGCGTTGGCGTACTTGGGGTTGGCGTCGGCGGATTTGGGGTTGCTGCTGGCTGGGGTGCTGGCGGCTGTGCTCGTCTTGCGCGACGTGGCGACCTTCTTCTTGGTGCTTCTCTTTCTGGTGTTTCAACACTCTTCCGCTTCCACTTAAGCCACGCCTTGGGCCTTCGTTCGCCATTGGGGCCAGAAACCAATGCCAAGCCCTGGTCGTAGGTTGTCGGTACCTGAAGAACCGCAACAGACGTTCTGTTGTGAAGGAGAATTGGGTCCTTAATGGAGGAGTCATTCTCGTTTGTGTCAATGGCGTCAACACCGATAAGCGGTGCAATCATTTCTGGCGAGCGTTGCTTGGAAAAACGCTGTAGATAGTCAAGCGAATTCAAAATCTTTTCCTTTTGTGCTTGAACTGCACCGCGTTCTTCGTCGTTTGTTTTGGGCAGTTTTGACAATGCCTCAAGCCTGTCGCGTAATTGCTTAATTATCTGACCAGTTCGCGATGCGTCGGATGACAGGTCTGGGACCGCTTTGTCTATTTCGGCGACCAGTTCTTCTGGCTCCATGGCTTTGGTCGCATCTCGACCACCGATTATTTTGAATGCGTCCGAAATTTTTGTTGTGATGGCGCCGAGATTTGCATGTTCACGTGCAATTTCACTCTGCTTGACAATTGTTGATGTTGGGGGCAGGAGTGCCACGAGCGTGTGTCTGTCGGTTGGATTCGCGCCATGGTAACTACCCCATTCGCCTGGGTACGAGAAGTATTCGCCGATTCCGAACGCGGAGCCACCCTGACCTGGGATAAATCGTCCTTCCGAGGTGATGAATTGCTCAACATAGGTTTCGCTATTGACTTTTTCGTGGCCAGTGCCACGCATGATGGGTTGCCAACCAGCATCAAGGAGTAACTTAACCTCATCTTCTTTCAGTTGGATTGGCGTTTCTGAAAAGCCCGAGTTTTCCCACAGTCTGCGCAACAACGCTTTATGTTCGCTTTCAACTTCTTCTTCGCTTGCTCCCTTTCTCTTCTTTTCATTAATCCCAATCAAGCCTTGGTCAAGAGCGTGCAAAAGGTCGACATAACCGTCAGTAACCTCAACCTTTCCATCCGTAGCATTTGTTTTAAGAACTGCAACCTCTTCTCGCCTTTCCCTCATGTCTGTTGCAAGCGTTTCTGGGTCGCGGTTCTTCCTAAACCTCGACATAAAAGTTCTCTTCATGGCGCGGCCACGAAGAATACGTCGCTTCAACTGTAGGTCAGGGTCAAGTTCAATACCCTCGCGGAGTCGGCCCTGTCTTCTTGCAGCGCGCAATTCAACTTTTCGTTCTCTTTCTGGGTCGACGCGGCGCAGTCTTTGGAACAGGGAGAGTCGCTTTTCTTTTTTCTTTTTCCCTATTCCACGTTCTTTCTCTAGGTCGATTGCGTCTGGGGCCTTTGTTCGTCCTTCTCCGCCAGCCCAACCAGCGACTGATGACTCTGAATCAATCCAACCTTTTGGAACCTCGCCGCCGTTCTTTTTGATTACGTCAGCAATCTTCTTCTTGGTGGCAGGATGCAAGTGCTCAAGAGCGGAGAAGTCCCCGTCTTCAATCATGTTCATGATTGTCTGAGCGTCATCCAAGGCTCTTTGCTGAACTGTGTATCCATTCTTGGCCGCGCTCACCTTGGCCTCACCATCTTCGGTGAGTTTTAATTCTCGCGAGTCCTTATCGGACACTTCAAACTTTTCAAGTAGACCTTCGGACACTTGTCCGTCAAGTCGATAAAGCATCTCGTAAATATCTGCCGACTCAAGTGGGGTGTCTTCTGCGACTTTGTCGTATCTTCCGCGAGCGTCACCCTTTGCTCTTCTACGGACAGCCAAAAGGCTTTGTTTCTTAGAGCCTCTTTCGCTTCTGGCTTTCCAATACTTACTGAAGAAACCCTTTAGTTTCTTATCCAATGCTGGCTTGACCTCTTCGACAAGAGTCTTCTTAACGGCATCCTTCTGTTCTGGTGTGAGGGAGTCAAATACCTTTCCGTCACTGCCCTTCTTGTCACGACCATACGTTCTTGTCATTCTTGCGTGGCCAGCCTTGCCACCAGGACCAGCACCAACACCGCGCGGAGCGCCACTCTTTGGTGCTGGTGTTCTTGGTGTTTTTGTTTTATCTCCACCAGCGCTACGGAGCGTTGTCCCTCGTGGTTTAGCGGCACGCTCGGTTCTTGCAAGAGACCTACGGGAACTTAGCGGCACATCCGTTCTTACGTTTCCTCGTGAAAAGAGAGCCTGCTGTGCTGGTTCGAATTGGCGACGTGGTGCGCGTCGTGCCCTTTGTATTTCCTTTTCCAGGTCAGCCATTGCATCAAGTTCGTCTTCGGTTACATTCCGTTTCCCTCTGACGATGTTTTTCAGTTCATCAAGCATGTCGAGTTCGTCATCACTCAGTTGCTGCCCGCTCTGCAATCTTCTAATCATCGACTGAATGTCATCTGGCTCGCTGTCGCGGCGTGGCTTCGCTTTTCCGTTGGCTTCTGCTTTTGCGTTCTTCGCGGCGTAGGCAATAAATGCCGACAGAGCCTCCCGCACTGACGCTTTTTGGTCGTCATTCAGTGGTTGATTGCCAAATCTTTCCTCCATGATTCCGTCAACGAGCCTCTTTTGGTCACTTGCGGTTTGCGGAAGTTCGTCCCTTTGTCTGTCCAAGGTGTAAGCAATCTTGGACAACTTTTCAGTTTGTTTTTCGTTAAGTCCAACCGTTCTAGCGACTTCTCTCATGCCAGAATCCATGTCGGCCCCACCCTGCAGCATGCTGTCGTAGTCATTCTCAATCAATTTCGTAATTGATGTTATTTCTGGTCTATCCTGGGTTTCTGGGCCAGCGCCAGAAGAGCGGAGTGAACGCTTTGACCCTTCGCTTGGACCAGCGGTGGACGACATAATGTTGGAAATGAGGTCTTCAACTTCTGGGTCTCGTTTGTCTTCTGTTTCCTTGGGTTTTCGTGTTGGCCTCTTGCGGGCCTTGAAGACTGGATTCCCCTCCTCCATCAGTTCGTTAAAACGTTCCGTCTGTTCTGGATTTTTGGGGAAACCATTTGTGTCGAGTTCAATCGGGTCGTCAATTTCCTGCTGGTGTGGAAGCCTTGATTTCTCTGCATCAAGTTCATCGAGACGACGCTCGTGAATTTCCTGTTCTTTTTCTAGAAGGTCGTAATTACGTCTGTATTTGCGCATTTCTTGGCGCGCTTCGCCTCTCGACATTCCGTAGTCGTCCATGAACTTTTCAATAAGTTCTTCGTCGTCCATGTAGTAGCCATCTTCAAAGCCAAGTTCTTGTTCTAATCGTCTTCGGCGAGCCTCGTAATCGTCTTTGAGGTCCTGTATGAAATCGTCGACGTCTTCCTTGCTGTTGAATATTCGCTTTCTTTGCGACGCATTGGGGTATTTGAAACCACCAGTTGCGGTCGACCCAAATTCCTCACGGCCTGCCCCAGATGACCTAAGGGTCTGAACACTCCTTCTACCTTCGGGTGAATTCAACCAGTTACTAACGCGCTGGTTACTGCCCGTCGAAAGTGGTCTGTTGGTCTCTGGTTTTGGTTCGCTCGAGAACGGGCGCTTAGTGTTTTGAGTTGGCTTTCTTCTGCCTCCGCCTCTCCGTCTTCTTTGCAATTCTCTTTCCAGCGCCGCCTTGCGCTCGCCGTCCATGCGAGCAGCAGTAACGTTGCCGTCATATACGCGAGGACGATTTTCAATTCTGTCGATTTCGTCACGAATCGCTTCGTCGGACAGGTCTGGGATATCATCGACAGGTGTTTTTTGGCCAGTATCTTGTCCAGGCATATATGGCCGATTGCGATTTCGATTTTCCAACCAGTCTTTGAGATATGCTTCAACGTCCACTGGGGTTGGCGTGGTTGCGCGTCGTCTTCCCCCTCCACCACTGGAGCGAAGCGTATTGCCGCCATTCTTTCTTCGTGCAGCAATTTGATTTTTCAAATCCAACATTGAATCCCGAATATTTTCTGGTGTGTCTGGGTCATCGAGGATTCTGTCCGTCACCTCCTCCAGATATTCGAGTTCGTCTGCTGACATTCTGTCGCCAGAGGTAAGTTTTTTAACAGCGTCCTCAACGCTCGGCATGTCGTCATAGCGACCAGGTTCTCCGCCTTCGTCAGGGAGTTTTTCTGCAGTATTTCGATTACCACTAGAGCGCAAACCACCTGGCTTTGGGCCCCTGTCGATTTTCTTGAGTCTTTGCTGAGTTAGGTCGCGAATCGCCATATCAACGCCAAGTTCTTGCTCGGCGCGTTCAAAATCTTTTTCTGTATCTGGGCGGCGCTTGTCACCAGGGCCCAACCTGCGAAGCGTGTCCCTTAGCGAATCAAGATAATTTTGATTTCTGGAAATACGTAAATCAAGACCTTCGACCTGGGTCGTCAGTTGCCTGACGTTGTCAACTCTTCCAGAATCAAGCATTTCTTTTGCGTTGTCAACGCGACTTTGGCTTTGAGGGGTGAGGCGCGACATGTTCCCGCGTGTATATTTCCCAGACGAACGCAAACCCTCTTCGTCGGCCCTGCGCAAACTTCGGTCGACATCACGTCGAATTCGGCGACGATACTCATCTTCTGAAACGCTACTAGGTCTATTCGCTTCTCTTTCTTCTGGCGTCATATCTGTCATGTCAACGTCTGGTTTGGGTCTTCTGCCAGATGAACGAATGCCCATAATTGGCTCTTTGGATTCCTTGCCTATGCGGCCAGTTTCCATGTCTGTAATGAGTCTGTCTATTGCGTCATCGGCCCCAGCGCGTCTTGCTTCATCGTATGGGACATTGTCAAATCTTTTCATTCTTCCGTCTTTATATGTGACTTCAACAGAATTCGTCTGCGGGTCATACGTCATCTTTGATGCTTTGCGACTATTTCGCGTGTCAAACGCCATCTGAACCGCAGCGGCGGCACGTGGCGGCTCGTTCGCGGTTGCACCAGAACTTCTTAGGGAAGTGCCGTCAGAAAGTCTTCGTTCGCGCTTTCCACGCTTTGGTTTTTCGATAGTAAGACCAGCATCCCTTAGTGTATTGACTATTTTTTCTACTTCTGCCGTAAATTGTTGTCGCAGTTCATCTTGGGCTCTTAGGCTGTCTTCTACTCTCCTATTTTCTTCTGGGTCAGTACTTCTAATTCCAACACCGCCACCACCTGGAAGGTTCATTCCGCCGCGGCGTCGAAGACCAGGAGTACCCTCCATCAACATGCCCGTTGAGGTTTCGCTGGCACGCGGCGCAGAAACAAATCTATTGGGGTCTGGCATTTCCCGCCATGTACCGTCAAAAATCAACCCGTCTCCGTCATGGTCTCTTCTCTTGCGTGGGTCGAGAGTACCAGAAATAAATCTTCGTGCAACACCTCTTGCTGTCCTGCTTGACGCTGCTCCGCGAATCGCGTTACCAGCAGCGCGTCCAATCGCTCGTCCGAGCCTTGCCTTTGTATAGGTATCAAGAATTTCCTTGGTGGATTTACCCAGCGTATCTCTCTTGATTGTTGGGGCAACGTAGTTTTTCAGGATTTCTTTGTTCGTGTATTCAACAATTTGCTTACCGAATTTTCGCTCCGCACCGCGCGACATCTTTTTTTGAATTTCTGAACGAGTGTGGGTTGCGGTAATTTTATTGGGCTTTGAAACAAATTGTTTAGTCTCGTTATTGAAAGCCAATTCGTGAATGCGGACCCTTAGGGCAAGTTCATTCTGTACAACTTCTTTTCTGAAGTTATGCGCCTTGAAATTTATTGACTTATGCTTTGAGACCCAGTCTCCAGAAATTGGCGAATCAATAAAAGAGGGGAATTTTGACGCATTTGGGTTGTGCTCGCGCCCCAAATCAAAGGCCAAGGTCTTGGTGCTGATTGTTGCCGAACCAGCAGCGACGGCATCTTGGGAATTCAGAATAATGCTCTTCATTGTCTCGTCGGACATACCCCTGAATTCACCCACAGAGATATTCGGCGGAAGTTGACTTAGGTCGGCATTGTTGGAATTTGCCCAGTTTGCCCACTCCACTGCTTTTTGGGACCAACCAAAAAACTTAAGGTTTCCATCGGACTTTACGACGACGCCAAAATTAACGTCGCGAACCACATTCTTTAGTACCGCGTATTGTCTCATTGTCTTCCCGAAATCACGTCTTGTAGCGCTGAGTCTTGCTGTACGAGTTTTTCAAGTCTGGTTGTGTACAAGGTTTCAAGAATATTCAAGTGAATTTTCTCGCCAGAGTTAAGTTTACCATCTGTGTAAAGCCTTGATTTAAAACTACTCAAATTAAACGCTCGTGCGCGCTGAATAAGTGTAGCAAGAAATTGCAATTGCTGAGCGCGCTGTCGTGCCTTCAACTCTTTGAAATACTTGATGTACAACTGCGATTCGGAAGGCTGGACTAAGTCTCGGAGTTGGGCCTGTGTTCTTTCACGAATGGAAATATTAGATAATTCAACCAACCCTGCACCGTCATTAGATATTGGAATCAACTTCTTTTTTCCGTTGTAGTCGGCTATTTCAATTGAGCCGCTGTTTCTGTTGCCCATATCCGTCAACAGGTCTGCGACCATCAATCGCATTACGTCTGACCACGGCGCCTGGGCAAACCCAGCCTCTGTATCAATTTTTGCACCTTTCAAGGCGGTTGCAGCGTCCTCCACCAAATACGAACGTTTATTACCAGTACCGACCAATACGATGTTGGGTGATTCGACGCCCATGTGTTGCTGAACTTGCGACACAAATCGTTGAGTTACTGCCTCGAAATCCGACTTTGCCGCCTTTTGAACATACTGGTCACCATTGGGCAGTGTCAGCATTGTTTGATTGTCGTTTATCTTGTCTTTCTTGATTTCGGAAACCTTGGCAAGTGCTTGCTGCAAGATGTCTGGGGATATGTTGACCAGTGAGCCGCCGCGCTGAATATGGGCCACCGCTCCAGCAAGTGTCGTGATGTCCTTACCAATTGGGGAAACGGAATCTGGCTGGCGCTGTTGTTCTTCTGGCTTTTCTTCAGTTTGTGCTTTTGCAACACGCTTCTTGAATGCACGGGTTGCCCAGCGCTGCTTGCCGTCTTCGCCAATTTCGTTTGGTCGCGAAACACCGACAAACGATTCTGAATATCCGATACCTTCACCAGTCTCTTGTGCGACCATTTTTAGACGCGCCGATGGGTCGCGAGAGTTGTCAGCATCCATTGCCGCATTTACAGTTCTTCCAAGTTTTCTTCTTTCGCCAACGGTCAGTTGACGACGTTTTTCCAACGTAAGAACAGAACCGCCAGGCAGAACGTATTTAAGACTTGTCACTCCAGTATTTGACAAAAGACCGAGTTCGTCCTTGCCAATCAGGTCAGGGCTTGCGACGCTCAACATGTAAGTTGCGCCCTCCATGTCCCTGTTGTCTGGAATGGTTCTCAAAACTGATGGCGGCACAACTGGCTCAAGAACAAATCCATCGCGACGAACCATTCGTGCTGCTGGATTATCGACAGAGCCCAATGGCTTCACCAACTTTTTAACTTCCGCCAATGCCTTTTGTGGATTGGACATTGTCACCTTTGGAATCTGCGGTGCGCGAGATTGAATGAGATTGTCTGGCGCATCACCAGCGCCAAGAACAGTTGAAGAAACGTTTGAAACTGGTGGATTTGCCGCACGTGCAAGTCTTCTGATGAGACCAATCGCCGCTCCCAGTGGTCCAGGTAGTGCAAAAAGTTTTTGGCCACACGTGGAGAATCTATTATCCGTAAATCTTCCGCCATATTGATAACCCTCTGGACATCTGGACACACCATCTCTCCATTGATTTCTTCCAGGCATTCCAGGAACGCCTGGGGTCAATGTTCTTGCGATTGCGGAGCGAATTGGGCTTCTTATCACGCTCAAGTTTCCAGGAGTAAGGACGGAGCCAACCGCCTGAACACCTTGAAGTACTGGGTTGTTGGAGGCAACTAAACCAATTCTCTTGAACTCAAAGTCTCTACCCCTGCCGCCTCGCTTGATTAGCGCTTTGAAAGAAATGATTTCTTGGCGATATGCGCCGTATGAACGCATTACATCTTGTGGGGCTGTTTCTCCATGAACAAAAACAACGCGTGTTTTTACAATGTCCGAATCAGGGCAGCAAGCACTTTTCTCAATTATTTTCCTAATTTGCGAAACCGCTCGTCTATCTGTTCTCATCATCCACCACAACATTTCTGGGCAATATAAGCAGCCTTTGCTGGCATGCCAGCATCATCTTCGCCCTCTATTTCCCAGTTGTTGTCGTCACGAAGATACTTTACGAAATCTGGCTCTGCATCCATGAATTCCTTAAGAACAGTCATGGCGTACTTTTGGTCTCCGCCAGTAATAATTGGCGCTTCCTCATCAATCGTGGCTCGCCAAACTTTTTCTGAATAAAACTCGTCTACTTCCAAATAGTTGGCAGACTTCCCAAGCGGCTTGTCCTTGCCCGCGCTTCGCGCAAGTTTTCCAGGAGCACGAATTGGCCTTTTTAGTCGAGACAAAAACTCCCTATTTGTCCAGTTTCTTTTCTTTAATTTTCCTTTGCAATTTTTCATGCCAGGGTGATGGCAACCTTCGTTTGGCCAAAGTCCTGTAGTTTCATGGTGTAGCCAAGCGCAAATGTTGTTTAACGGATACAGTTCTGGATGGTCGGCCAGGATAATACGACAACGTCTAAAGCCCCCTGGCTTGCGCATGATTGGTCGCCAGTAGCGCAAAAGTCTTTCCAAGTTTCCTCTTCTTGGGCCATAACCGCGAAGAATATCTCCAGTGATTCTTTCCTGTGGAAGGTCAAAAATGACATCTTGTGGCGCTTTGAATTCGTAACGCTCATTCATAATTCTTGCCACGCTTTTTTCTTTTCCTATTTACTCTTCTTGTCGCCCAGTGTTGCATCGTCTTCGATGATGGGACCTGTGATTGAAGTGAAACCATGAAGTCAATTGCTCTGTTCTCGTATTCGAGTACTTTGGGGCGCCTTCTCAAGACATCCTCATTGACAACTGTGCCATCAAGAAGATTTTGGTCGACTGGCAAAGATTTCTCGACAAAAACAGAATACCAGTGCGGACCCGATTTGGACTGATGTCCATTCCAGAGGTAATCGTGAAAATTAGTATTCGTTATTTTTTGAATGTTTTTATTCCAGTCAATAAATTCCCAGAAATTTGTCACCTTGGTATCGCCTAGTTGGCCGACCAGAATGCAGTCAGCATTTTTGTGTATTGAATCAACGACGTAATAAACCTTCGTTTTTTCAAGTTTTCCAACAAGTATTGACTTCACGCTTTTCCACCATCTTCAATCATAAACGGAAACAGGGCGTACATGGCGACAAGTGGTGGCAAATCATCATCATCATCATCATCGTTTTTGTTTTGTTTAGCGGATTTGACTCTTGGTCCCAATTCTTCCAGCAAGAGTTCAACAACTGGTTTGGCAAATCCGCCAATTGTTCCTGATATTGGTTGCGACCTTTCTTTATCGCTTAGCGAAAGGTCGCCATTAATCGCTATATCTGGTCGTTTGGAAAACAAGAACCAGGCGGTGAACGCCTCTGCGAGTTTTTCCTGTGGGCTTGATACTCCGTACGAAGACACAGACGGCATCTGATTCAATTGCTCAACTAAACGCGCTGTTCTATAGGCGCCGAGTTCTTCGGTTGCCAAGTCCCTTTCACCAAATACTCCTTCACCAAGAAGGGACCTCATTCTTGTCCTATCTTCCTTTCTGACCGCTGCAAAATCAAGGAAGTGTCCAAATTCGTGAACTGCACATGCATACGCAAGCCTTCTTGCTATTTCTTCTTGGGAGCCATTTGAGCCTTTAAGTCTTTCTGGACTTATGTAAAGTCTGTTCACAAAGGAAGACAACATTTGGTTTGTCATCGGGTCAACAAAACGATACCTGAGCGAATCGTCGTGAAGTTCTTTTGCGTTTTTGGTAATTCTGTCAGTTGAGATGCTCATTTGGATTTTATCTTTTCCATAATCTGCAAATATTCTTTTTACCCTTGAAAATTCTCCAAATGGTCCCTCGCCACCCTTTGTTACAAAAGAATTAACTCTTACCTTAAATTTGAGTCCTTTCAACAGTTGTTTATGGTCTACGTTTTTAAATAAATCATCCAACGCTTGCAAAGACGCGTAGTAAGTTTCTCTTTCAACTGGGTCATCGGGTATGTTGCCCACGAGTTTTACGCCGTATTGACGAAAATATTTTCTGTGAGCCTTTGTGGAATTCCCAAATCGCTTTTCCAATTCATCCGCCGTCGCCACGCGCGGCAAATTTTGTGAGTCTGTTCCATACTGAAGGTTTCTTGGCCCTTCGGAAAGTTTGTCATCCACACTTCTTGTGGCACCAGAAGAACGAAGTGAGGCGCCAACACCCCTTGTCCTGAAAGCAGACCTTGAACCACTCCCTCGGATAACTTGGTTTTGGGCGATTCGGGTGGTGTTCTCCCTCCCCTCGGCGCTCATTCTTGCGCTGCGAATGTCTCTCAAACCTCGGGCTATTTGTGCTGGGTCACCAGATTCCATTCTGCGAGCGGCAGATTCAGAACGCCTTGCGAGGCGTCGGCTTTTGTCGGCGCCGCTTCTGCGAATCCCTGGAACAAATCCTCGTTCACCCGCTGCAACAAATTCCTTTTTTCTTTGTTGTAGTTCTTGTAATGCGCGGTCAATTTTCTTTCTACCAGCATCTGAGAGACCAGGGCGATTTCGTAATTGTCTTAAGGATGCAATAAGTTCCTCATCTGCCCAAGCAAAAGTCTTGTCGGCCATGTTGAGAACTTCGCTCAATTCATCTTCTTCAAAATTGGGGGTTATCATTCTTGCCGAATCAAGTATTTGGGATAGTTCTTCTCGCCTCTTTTTTGCCTCGTCCATCATCTGTAGTGAACGAGAACCTATTGGGGCATAGTCTGGCTTATTCCCCGAACTTGTCAGTTCGGAAAGTATTTGCGTTCTTGTTTTTGGTGTCGCGGCGCCACTGGAGCGAAGTGCTGGTTTATTATTAGCAACAGATATAACTGGTTTTGGCTTCAGGGCAGCGAATGATGCATCGTCGTCAACAGAAATGCCAGAGCCAGAAAGTCTTTCACGGATGGCTTTTGCGGTTGCATATTTGACGATGTCGTCTATTTCGTGCTCTTCGCCCATACCGACGGCGTCCATTGTTCTCTTGAAGGTCCTGGGGTCATCAATGTTTATTCCATCAGGATTCAAGAAAGTAACCTTGGGAACATTGCCATCCGATGAATGTTGTGCAACTCGTGCGCGCACTTGCCTTCTGCCACTTCTTTCTCTTACCAACTGGAGTCTCGCCGCGATTAATTGCTTAATGTCCTCAGCAAGGCGCTTTTTGTCTGGGTCTGTTTGTGGAGATGAAATAAGTTTTTTAACCTCATCTATATCTTTTTGTGGGAGTACGTCTTGCAATAATTCAACCACCTCATCACCCCCGACATTTTGAGCGTCAACTTTTGCAAACGGCATTATTTCTGCATCTTGGAAGCCCTTGGAAATTTTTATTTCTTCCACGTCGCTCATATCAAAAGAACCAGCAACAACTGCTTCTACATAATCCCTTTGTGGAACCCCACCATCTTCCGTCCAGTCGGTGGTGTGTGCGTGATTTTTGCCGACTGCGGCATTCAACAGGTTTGCAATTCGTCTTTGTTCTGAAGCGGTAATATCGCCCTTGTCAGCCGCAGAACCCCTATTGAGAATAAAAGACTCCAATAATTCATCATCGGTGGATGAGCCATCAAGTTGGAATGGGGTCCTAAAGCCATTTAGCGAGTCACCCATTGTTCCGACAGAACGATTGGCCGCGTCGGTTCTCAACACTATTTCGCTGTCACCATACTGATATGGCAATGAGTCAACAGCCCTCAGTTTGCCGTCAGCATCCTTGAGTTTGTTATTGGAGCCAGATGCTGGCGGGATAACGCTTGGGTCTCTAAACGAAACGGCGTTTGGCGACCGTTTTTCAGCAGCGTCAATCTGTGCTTTTGCCCACTCGTCCTCAAACTCAATTTGGTCTCTATGCGTCATGAAGCCATGTGCTGGCCTCAGGGATTCATCGGCCCCCTCTGGTAAACCAAGCAGAATCTCATACTCCGCCCTCCTTCCCACATCGGATGCCGCCGCGACACCAGTTGCGTCAGCATCATAGGTGGTTTTGTAAACACCAGTTTTCAAGAATCCAAGTAACGGTATTTCTCTGGCGTCCTTTACGTCTCGGACCCTTGTTCCACGCACCCTAAATCGCGGTCTCTTATCAAGTCCATCGACAAACGAACGTGCGGAAGCAACAAGAATGGCTCTAATTTCTTCTGGGGATTTGTCCTTCATGATTTCTGCAACTTCTGGCGCCAGTCCAGGAAGTTTGCCCTCTTTAATTAGTTCTACAGCCCTATCGATGCTTTTCGAAACCCTCACCTGCGACTCTTCTGGACTTTCGAATTCATACGTGTCTGTTCTAACGCTCATCCCGACACGCGCATTATCTCCGCCAACCCTGGACAATCGCTCCTTGCGTTTTCTCTCCCTGTCTTTTTTGCTGCTGATGCCAAATTTAATTCCAACGGCATTGAGGCGCTCAAGTACGTCGCGTGTTTTGCTCGACTTTGCTGATGGAAGTTTTGTTCTATCTTCATCTGGTAATGCGCGAGCGGTATTACCAGCGGAACGAAGCGCAGAAAGTCTGCGGGTCTCTTGTTGTCTTTCAAGCCTATTTATGGCTTTTCTGACTGTTATTTTTTCGCCAATGTCAGTTTTTTTGTCGTCAAATGCTTTAAGTTCTTGGCGTTTTGCGTCGATAATATCGTCGGCGCTTCGCTGCGACGTTACGCGGCCAATTGCGACACCGTCATCCCTAACACCAACAATTTCTATTTCCCCAGGGGGAAGAATTATCGAGCCAATTTCGCTTTTGTCTGTTCCTGGCGTGTAGTCGGGAAGGCCCGAATACCCCTCTGGTACGGCGACAATCAATCTTTGATTGTCAATTGGATTTGTAATGGAATCTGAGGAACCAAGGTTGTCGTCGGATTTGATGACCCCAGTGAAATGTGTTCTGATTTCTATTCTTCTCCCCTTCATTTCCTCGCCAAATTCGCTAATGGCGCCACCAGGTATAACTATTTCAGCAGCCACAGAATTCGGAAGTTTGGATTCACCAACAACTTCTACCAATGGAATGAAGCCATTTTCTATTTCATTTGAGAGCCAGGAGTCGTCAACACCACCCATAATCAGCCTATGGTCCAATATGGACTGGTTTGTTCCGTCTTCTGCTATTGGGTTTTTAACATCGAAAAGTTCACGCCATTCAGATTCCAACACCTCACGATGTTTTTCTGTCATGTCGCGCAACACAGCGTCTCTGACTTGTTTGCCCCATCTGGATGCAGAGCCCCTACTATCAAATTTTGCGGCTGACGCCATACCTGCCGACATGAGAGTCCTGTCGTGAGCAGAAAGACCACCAGTTTTATCAGTGGCTTCATCTATGTCAGCGATTCCCTCAACCATGTCTCGCAAGTCCATCATCGAAATTTTTCTTGCTCGTTTACCTATCCCTGCCAATTCCCTCAACTTATCTCGCCTCGTTGGTGGTGGGCCAGGCGGTGCTGGCGGCGGCGGCGGCACAATATTCTTTTTTATTTCTGGGAGGTCTTGGCCAAGCGATAGCGGAGCCAGGAATGCCTTTATTTCTGGAGTTTCTTTTATGAGCCCGAATTTCACTGCAGCCGAAAGGTCTGCCTGCATTTCCAAATATGTAACTTGAGCCATTTCGTTTACTTGTCTGCGCATCTTTAATAGGGCGTCTTCGTCATCGGTGGCACTTGCTAGGACACCGTCAATACGCCCTATGGCCATAATCAGACCCTTGTATTCTGCGTCTTCTTCGTTTTTTCCTGCGGCCTCCAATTCTCGCTTCCGCATAACGAGACTGTCTCTTAGGTCGCTCACGTCAGAATAATTATTGGCTTTGCTCATGACCTCGTTTAAGTAAAACGTGGAATAGTAATGCGAGGGACCGTATGTACCTCCGACTTTATTGTCGATTAAGTGATGAACTATTTCCCTCATGTTCGCACATGCGGTGAGCATCACTTGCGGGTCGGTAATCATTGTTCCGTAATCGAAGTCAACACCTCTTGAATCCGTGAATTTTCTGCCCTGAAAAATCATTTGACCCAACAGTGCCATAGCCTCACTGTTTGACATTCCAGGGTTTCTTGACTTGATTATCTCCCTTGCCATGGAAAGTTGGCGCCCATGCGTCAGTTCATGAAAAGCAACGAATTGGCCAAGCGCCATACCACCAAATGAATCGTTGAGACTCTGCGTCATGTAGCCTTCGCCGTTGCGGATTTTAGATATTTGTTCTGCAAATGTCGTTAGGCCCCCCATGTATGAATCAAGCAGGCGGTGCCTATTTTCCGCGCTTACAACTTCGCCTATTCTTTTCAATTTTTCTATTTCTGTTCCAGCGGTCCCAGTTGGTTCATACAGGAATGAATCCGAATCCGACAACGACGCGGCTGGGTGTAGCAGTAACATTCCGCCGAGATTCATCTGAAACTGCAAATTGCCCTTTTCGTCAATACTCATCCCCCCAAAAAACGGGTCACTGGGGTCGTAAGCAACATGAACAATACTTTTTATATCTTGCGTAAGTTCGGGGTTCTCTTGCCTTGCATTTATCAATTGCAAAAGGGTGCCAGTCTCAAATTGTTGAGCCTTGGCGAGAGACCTTTGACCCATGGCAAGCAACTGTTGTGCTTTTTCGTCATCAGGGAAAATTTCAGAAGGGTTGGAGCCATCAACTATCCCCTGCACCAACATTTCTTCAAATTTTGACCCGTATTTTCTTTGCAGTACCTCTAAATCGGCTGGGCTCATCCCGTGAATTATCCCCTGCCTTACCGCATCAAGCGTCCCATCCAAAGCCATATTTGCGATGGTGTTCCTGTATGCGAGTAATGCTCGCTCTGGATTTTCGGAAAATCCTTCACCAAAATATGAGTCAAGGTCGATATCCCAGCCCATCTCTTTCATTTTCAACAACGCCAGCGCTATTCCTCTTTGAACTGACACTGGGTCACTTTCGTCAACGTCTATTCCAAGCGACCTTATTAGGTCCAGTGCGCTTCTCTGCTCTGCGCGTAATTTATCTCTCATGCGCTCACGCTCTGATGCGATTTTGGCAAGCGACTTGATTTCTTCGTCAGTCAATTCTGGGTATGCGGCGCGAAACGCTTCTTCAAATTTTTCTTCATAGGTGTCTGGGTCAATTATTTCTCCAGAACCAGCAATTCTTGCAAGGTCTCTTTCTGCTATCTCAAGTTCGCGCTCAATCAAATCAAAAGGCTCAATTGGTGTTGCTGGCGGCGGTGGTGGTGTCGGCGGTATTGGTTTTCCATCAGGACCAAGAAGTGTTCCGCGAAGTCTTTCTTTCTCTGGACCAAGGACTGTGCCACGGAGTCTTCCGCCACTACTACGCAGGACAAGTTGATAATCGTCATTCCGCTCAAAGGGGGTTGCGTTATTAACTTTGCTAAGTTTTTCCATCATTTGATGTCCAAACTTTTCAGCGATTTTCACCAACGCTCGGGCTACCAATGGGGAAAAATCAAAACAGTTGCTTCCAACTTCATCCGTAAATTGATTGGCCGCTGGAACTCCTGGCGGGCATCTGAACTTGCCGTCAGCATCAACGAGAACCCCAGCCGCCCTTGCGGCTGCTTGCCCGATGTTCCCAGCGGCCCTGCCGATTGTTCTGCCCAGCGCCTTAACTTCCATTTGTCCAGTGCGCGGGTTTTTCTTGGCTGGAACCTTTCTTACAGATGGTCCCTTTTTCGACGCTAGAAACTTCTTGCCCTGGTTAACCAAATCTTCTGGTTTGACCGTCTTTCGTGGGTCAAGCCAACCAACATTCGGCACATCGCCAAGTTGTCCGTCTTGATTTACTTTGCGAGGTCTTATCTCAAAGTATTGGCCCTTTTTGGGTGTCGCATCTGGGTCAAAAACAGCAACACCGATACGAGTGAAATTGGATTCTGCCTTTTTGCGTTTTTCCTTGTTGTCGGCAGAAGGGTCCTTGTTGTTTTTGAGTGCTTGCCCGAGTGCCTTCACCGAAAGTTCTGGCGAAAACGGGTACGCGACAACCTGCTTCTGTGCCTCTACAAATTTCGATATGCGCTCTTGCGGCGTATCTTTCGATGTAGGCAAAACCCGAGCGCTCTTTATGACGCGCGCAATTAATACTTTACGTTCCTGCATGGCAGGCGCCTTTTTCTGGAATCGGATTACGATTCTGGGGTTTGGTTTTCTTCAACCTCGGCATTGAGCAACTCAAATTCAAGCAATTGTGACATGAACTCCGAGTCAACTGCTTCTCCGTCAGCCCCCACGGACTGGCCCGTATCGGCTTTGGCCCCAGCAACCCAGTTTGCTGGAATCATTGCCTCAGCACCCAGCGCCTTTGCGCGCTTGATGATGTGGCGCTTGGCGGCAGACTTATCCTTGGCGCGACCAAAAGCCTGAATCGCGTTCGACAAGTCCTCCTTGTTGCCAATTGGATAAGAGCCATCTGGAAGGGCAGTTCCCTCCTTGGCCATGCTTGTTCGCTGTTCGTCTGTGAAGGCGCGCTTCAATGCAATTTCTGCAGCCTCTGCTTCGATGTCTTGTGCATCCTCTTCCTCGTACTTGTCGTAGCCAAGGACTTCGCCATCAAGAGAAACGAACACGTCATATGACTTACCGTCAATGCCGTCGATTTCAACTGCGTATGCGTCAAACCCTTCGAACACATCTGGCTCAACAGCCACAACGTTGCCCTCAATCGACTTGACTGCGATTTCGGCGGCGTCGTTGAAGTCGATGAGCATCATCTCGTCAACAAGCGACTTCTGCTCAAACGCACTTCCGTCCAACTTGTGCCAGCCCAATACTTCTGCACTGGTTCCGTCAACGAACACCTCAACGGCGCGACCATCCTTGGCCTCAACGTCAACGACAAACATGTCGGCTTCTGCTGAATAGCCAGAGTCCAAAACCTTGCCGTCAAACATGTCTTCCGCAATACCTTCAACATGAAGCAGACCTGGCATACCCTTTTCGGCCATGCATCCGCCGACGCAGTCGTCACAAACTGGCTGACCACCTGGGTAAACCTTACGGTCAATTGCGCACAGGTAACCACGAGCGCCAACATCGGCTGTTTTGTAGCCCATGTTTCTTAGACGACGAGATTTCATTTCCTCAAGTTCGGAACTCTCTTCCTCTTCCTCTTCCTCTTCCTCTTCCTCTTCGTCTTCGTCCTCGTCCTCGTCCTGCATCATGGTCTTGGCATCAATGTCGTCTTCCTCGCCGTCATCCTCGTCCGCATCCTCTTCGACCGCGTCTTCGTCATCTTCGTCTTCGGCATCAACCATTTCTTCCTGGTCGTCCATTTCCTCGTCGTCATCCATCGGCATGGCCTTCATCTGAACGGGCATGGCGCCGCACTTTGCGCAAACCTTGGCGCCCATGCTGTAGCCGCAGCCCTCTGCGTCAGCACCCTTGGCGCACTTCAAAACGGAGCCGTCGGTGTCCAACTTAACCACTGCGTTCTTGTCGTAATCCATTGTGATGGCTCCTTATGTGTTGCGAGACGACAATACCACAGGCACCCGTCTTGCGTTGTATTTCTTAAAATTCGTTTTCACAAATTATACTTCACAGACTTATTCGGTGGTGAAATCTATTACAAATCACTTGTCAGTCCGCGGGCGAACCGCTTTTATCTATAAACGTTGACATTGCTGCTGACGAGACAGCCTCAAGCAGTTCCGCAAAAATTTCTGCTCTGCTGCCTACGCTTCCGCCTTTTCCAGCAGTCATTTGTCTATCAATTACCGCCATAACTGCGTCAAGAATTTTGTCTGCTTCATCGGCTGTAATTTTGATTGAACCTACGTTCGTTCTCTTGGAGCCAGGCGTAAATGCGCCAGCCTTATATTTAGAGATTTTTTGTTGCAAAAGCGTCAAACCATCTTTTATGGCAGATGTTTCTGCTTTATCTATTTCTCTCCTTAGTGACGTATCGATACCCCTCCACCATGTCGACTCTTTAATTATTTCCGTTCTTGGCGTTTTGTCTCCTCCGCCGCCAGAGCGCAACCCCCCGCTGGTTTTTCTTCTTGCCAGTGTTGTTTGAAATTGTCGAGCCTCATTCACTACTGTGTTCAAGTCCCTTCGCCTGACCCCAGAACCGCCACTTCTTAGCAAATTTGGATTCCTGTTTACACTGAAGTTGGTTACCTCATCAGCCCCATCATCTCCGCCACCATATTCATCAAAGTCATACCCAGAATCTTCCGCCCTGATACCAGACCTTCCAGCACGGCCAATGAGGTCCCTTTCGGCATCAAGGTCTGACTCTCTGTCCTCCCATTCACTGATGTGTTCGGACAATCTGCCAGAAACAGTTTTCAAGCCTTGAATCAACTGTTGTTCAGCATTGCTAAGGGTTGTGACAACTTCTAGTTCATCTTCTTCTTTGCCAGTTTCTTTATTTATCTTTCTTCGCTTGTTGATTTTTTCAATCAAGTCTGGGTCGGTGAGTGTCGCAATAAGCGCTTCAATTTTGTCTCGTGCCTCACTTAGTGATTCAAGCGTTGGAACATCATCCTCGTCAGCAATCAACACATCAACATCATCAAGGCCATCGCTGATTAAATCCTCAACAGTCTTATTAACCCTTCCTTTTGCTGATTGCGCGTCCAGAAATGTTCTGATTTTGTCCGAATCTCTAGTTATTTTTTCCGCTGTTCGCTTGTGTGCAATCGTGTCTGGTCTATCTGGGTCAGACTGGAATTCGCGAGGCTCGCGCTTTTCGTCTTTTGCCTTTCTTGCCGCCGCCGCTTCTCGCATCTTGCGGCGTTTTTCTTCGACCTTGGCCTTTTCTTTTTCTTCTCTTTCTATGGTCTGTTCCCATACGCGTCGTGGCGCCGCCGCTCTTTCCGCGCGGTCCTCACTCGCCGCTTGCCTGCGCTCCCTAAGATTTTCAGCAGGGTCCTCTTCCTCAAGGGACTGCTCAATCGCGTCATTGGTTATTTGCTCGACCGTTTTTCGCCATGCCTCTTGTTTGGGCCGCAAACCTATCAACGCTTCCTCATTGGTCCCTTCATTTCCAGCGCCATCTGGCTTGCTGTTGAGCCATTTCAGTTTTTCATCACCAGACATCTTGTACCAATCAAATGGCAAAAATTCTTTTTCAATAAAATCGTCTACGTTCAACTTTCCGTCGCGCCTACCCCCGAGCCGTGGAAGGGGCTTACTGGAGCCAACAATGTTTGTCCGTCTGCCCTGCGCTGTTCCCTGCCTTGCAGAGGTGCCACCAAGACCGCCCTTGGCACGCTTGTCGATATTTCTTCTTTCATAACGCTTATTGGTCAAAACATCTTTGATTATGTCAGTTGGCGTTCTGCCCTTTGTTCCAGGTTTTTTGCCGCCATGCTTTTCAAAACTTGGTTGCAATTTTTCAAATTCTGCTTTTGCGCCATCAAGCAAACTTTCGCCGTCTGGTCCGAAAAGTTGCGGTTGAAGTTGTTCGCCAACTTTCTTGGCATTCTTTATCGAATCTCTCAACTTTGTTATTGGATTGTCTTCGGTCAATTGATTTTCACTGATTACGTTGTCCAAAACCTCAAGAATCTTTATTTTTTCTGTTCTGGTAAAATTAATTTCCAAACGAGGAACTTCGTCCCCAGTCAATGCATCAGTGACTTCCTTGGGCTTTTTGCCGCTAGAACGAAGAAACGAAACTTGCCTATAGACAGATTGTGCGCGATTTGGGTCTGGTTGCTCCATCCATGTGCCATCAAAGATGAGTCCGTCGCCATCAAAGTCACGACGTTTTCTGGGGTCTAGTACCCCTTCGATTCTGGCTAGCGCGGCCCTGCCGCGCCTAACTTTTCCCCCGCCACCAAGACTCCTGCCAATTCTTCCGAGGAGTGATTTGGTCGCATTTTCCACCGCCTCGTAAGCATCTCCACTCAGTGGCGACGCGATTACGATGCCATCTTCCGTAACGTATGTTTCAATTCTGTGATAATCAAACACTGGGTCAAGGGCTTGTTTTGTCTCAAAGGCGTCCTGTGGCTTACATGGAATCATCAACTCTGATTTTTCGGAGCGGTGTTGATTGACCAAACCCTGCAGAGAGCCGATAATCCCCGAAAGTTGCTCAACGAAATCTGGCTGCTCCGACAGTTGTTCGGTCAATGATTTTTCATCATCCAGATTAAAAAACCCAGTGGCTGCTGCATCATTCCCATACTTAACTGGAATGATTGGCCCTGATGTAGATGGCTTGCCCTGAACCGCAGGGAAATTTGGAATTCTTGGCATTCCTGGACCTGAGGTTGGGCGACCAGAACTTGGGGAGACGACCATCATCGTCGCGCCCATTTTCTCGGGTTTGCCAAACATATACTGTTCGCCGTCAAAGTAATAACCAAGACGGAAAACTCCCCTGCCTGGCTTCATGAAAACAACCGAACTTTCGTTTGCTTTCATAATTTTCACTGGGCCGCCAGTTCTTGTGGCAAGTTCTCTTTCGAGCGCTGCGGTTCTATCGCTGTCTGCTGGCTGCGCAACACCTTGCGCAAATGGGTCAACTGGACCTTTTGGCTTTTCTATGACGGCAACCGCTGAACCGCCGCCCACCATGTGCATCATATGATTTTTTTCTTCCTCTGTTTTTACAGAGATTGTTCCAGTAAGTTGATTTGCGCCGTGAAGGACAGGGCTCAGTTCGTACAACTCAACTTCACGCAGAATGTTTGCCTGTCTGCCATTGTCATATATCGCATCAAGCGTCTTGTAGCCAATCGACCACTCTTGCTCTTCTCCAAAAAACGCGACATTGGTAAACGCTTCTCGACCCTTTTCCGAATTCAGATTGAATTGCACTTTGGCATATAGTCCACCGATGCCAGCAAGTTTCATCTTTTGTGGAAGCCGTGGGTCATTTGGCGGAACTTCATAAATTTCTAGGACTTTGCCAATTGGGTCATTCCAGTTGTGGCCCCAGACAACTCTTGGCTTTCTGCGGACTAGGCTCTTTGCGAACGCGCCAGAAACGACAATGTCGCCGACGGAGTCCTTATTGCCTATCCCAGCGACGAAGCACTCCACTATTCCTTGTGCTTGGTCAATATTGAACTGTCCAGAGTTGGACTTAAATTTGATATCTTCCATCAAAAATCCTTTTTGCCATAGCAATAATAAACGACAATGGACCGACTCATTGAAAGTATTTGGTCATTATGTAAAGAATACAGAAATTAGTTTGCGAACATCCACGCTCGTCGGGCTTCGTTACTCGATATCTCGTTCACCGACTTGGCCAAGATGTTTGAAAATATGGCCACACAACTCGACTTGAAGATAATGCTGCGCTGCTCTGCGTCTTTTACGTTGAGACTGGTCACATAGGCGGAGTTAAGTGCGTTATAAGTTGACTCATTAACTTCCCTAAATCTCTGCATCTGCGCACCAAGTTGTGCCACCACATCGGATTGGTCAAGGGTCTTTTCTGAGTACTCGGAACTATCTGAAATGATGGTGGAGAGAACTGGCCTGATGTCTTCCTCAAACTGCCTGTCCCAGACTTCGGTATTAAAAATCATGTCAATTGCAAGACTGCCGTTTTGTAGAGCCTTCTTGGCCTTCGCGCCATTTGTTTTTTCAAGAGTAACTCTCTGTTGGCGTTCGATGGTTCTTTCCAAGGCTCGATTAAGAATCGCGGACCATCGCTGAAGCGAGACGTTGTCCTCTTTGGTTTCGATGAGACCAAACGCCTCGGCGGACAATTGCTGACCTGGCGGTAATGCTGTGTTTTCCATTCCAGGCTGCGGTTCTGCGGCTGGCATCCCAGCGGCTTCTGGCGGCAATTGACCTCCTGGTGGAACACCCTCTTGGGCGAGCGCGCCAGCCATCGTATTGGGGTCGAGCGGGCTCGCGGTTGGGTCAACTGGCGCCCCACCTTGTGGTGGCATCCCTGGGGCACCAGGCGGCATACCTGGCATTCCTGGCATTCCTGCTTGTGGTTGCTGTTCCATTTTCTTTTCAGTGTTGGCGATTGGCGTAAGGTTTGGATTCATCAACAAAGAATCAGCAAGGTCACTTTCGACTGTTTTCCTGCTTGTTGCTTCACGATATTCATTGGTACTAATGAGACCCATCTGAACTTCTTCCATATAGTAACGAGAGCGCTCCTGCTTGTACAAAATAAGAATTGGAACGCTTGTTACATCAAAATCCACATAGTTGACTTCATCAAGTTCATCAAATGCGCGCGCAAGCAAATCAATATGTGGAAGCATGGTTTCGTTCCAGAACACGCGATGCTCTTCTGCGGCATTGCTGAACGTTCTGCCAGATGCATTTCCAATTACCGATTCTGGAACTCCGAATGCGGCAAGAATTTCTTCTTTCTGAATTTGCCGCATTTGAACATATGCGGCGTCTCTCGGATTTGCCGAAGTGTCAACATAGTCGACACCTTCGTCAGACGATATTACGGTTGTGTGTCCTGCGCGCCCTATATTGCCCCTAAATCTGTTACGTAATTCATCTTTATCATCGTCATCAATTTCGCCTTTGACAACAAGGATTCCGCCAGGGCGACCATCATTGATTAGGTAGTTGCGGTTATAGACCTTTGCCAAGTTTTCAATTTCAATCGCAATTCCAGCAGATTCCATTGGAGTGAGCGACAGATACGGGTCAAGTGGGTGTGGTCGACGAACCCAAAGCACATCTTCTGGTTTTAGAATTATTGTTTGCCCAGTCGGCATCTTCACTTCGTAGCCAGAAATAAATTTCTTTGGGTCTGGAATCGGTGCGGTGAATTGCGGTGGCAAAAGATTGAGGCCAATCAATCGTCCATCGCGTCCTTTGACTTTTTCAATAAACGCTCCACGCGAAGACATCAACAATTGCGACGACAGCCTGTAGCGAAAAACAAATGAATTTTCGCCTTCGTTGGCTTTGGTATTAAAGATTTCAATTAGGGGAGAACGAAGTGCTCTTCTCCCAGTGATGATTTGGCCATCCCGAGAATTGTCTTTGCGAAGGATGATGGGTAATCTTGCTTGGTTTCCAGCGATTGCGTCAATACACCTTTGGACCCAGGTAATTTTTTGGAACCCTTCGCGGTAAGCGCGCTCGATATCCCACATGTCGTGGTACGGCTTGCCTGCGCGGCCTGGGTCAAGACTTATCGGTGCCCCAACGCCCAATGCCTTAGCGGCGGCGTTGCCTAAAGATTTGTTTCTAAATGAGTTCCAAGCCATTTGTTAACTACTCAGCGCCCAACAGATATCCGAAAACTCCACAGGTAACTCCCGCGACGATAAAACCAATAGGCGGCGCTATAAGGAAGCCACCTATCGCAGTAAATAGTATAAATGACGACATCAAGATATTCGCGAAGGTAGTTCTATTTACTGCCCTGCGCAAAAATGCGAGCACCTTGTCCATGTCGTCCTAAACTAGCGCACATCTTGGTCTACGATTGGAGAGTGACTAAAGACTGGAATAAAATTCTTGAATATCTAGAACCAAAAGCACCCTCATATTGTCCTGAACAGCCGTCAATAAATCAAAAGGTTTTTTTAAGAACATACTCAATCGAGGCCCTTTTTGGCGGAGCGGCTGGTGGTGGCAAGTCTTCTGCCTTGCTGATGGCAGCGCTTCAGTATGTTGATATCCCTGGGTATTCTGCAATTTTGTTCAGAAGAACTTTCGCCGACCTATCACTTCCTGGCGCCTTGATGGACAGATTCAGAACTTGGGTCACGCAGTATGACGACGTACATTGGAACAACAACAGTTTCGTCGCAACATTTCCCTCCAGTGCGCGAGTTTCGTTCGGGTACCTAAATAACACAAATGACTATTTGCGTTATAAGGGTTCTGAATTCCAATTCATAGGCATGGACGAGGTGACAGAGATTAGGGAATCTGACTACCGTTACCTCTTTTCTCGTCTTCGCAGACCAGCGACAGGGCCGCTTTCATCAGTTCCCCTGCGCATGAGGTGCGCCTCAAACCCAGCGCCAAACTGGGTACGCCAAAGGTTTATTGTCGAGGGGCAAGAAAAGGGAAGAATTTTTGTTCCGTCGCGGCTGACCGACAACCCAGGCATTGATGCCGACTCTTATCGTCAAGCACTGTCTGCGTTGGACCCTGTAGAGCGCAAGAGACTGGAAGAAGGAGACTGGTGGTCCACAACGCTTGGCAGCATGTTTGACCGAACGTCAGTTGTAATAATAGATAAGGACGAAGTGCCAGTGGTTACCTCGTCAGCAAGAATGGTCAGATTCTGGGACTTGGCGGCCACGGAACCCAACCAATCAACACCAGACCCCGACTGGACGGTTGGCACATTGATGCTCTTTGACCAAGGGATTTCTTATGTTCTTGACGTAAAAAAGAAGAGGATTAAGGCAGATAAAGTAGAACAATTCGTCGCCCAAACCGCCTACGAAGATGGCGTTGTCGTCCCAATAAGGATGGAGCAAGAACCTGGCTCGTCTGGCAAGGCGCTAATAGACCAATACGCCCGATACGTGTTGCCTGGTTTTGATTTTGGGGCCAATCGGTCAACTGGCGACAAAATCACAAGAGCACGGCCTTTTGCCGCCGCCCTCGCCAATGGCAATGTCAGGGTGGTCAGGGGGGCATGGCTGGGCGATTGGTTGGACGAATTGTCCTCATTCCCAGAATCCGCCAACCATGATGACCAAGTTGACTCGGCTACGGGGGCATTCAATTATTTAACAGGTTTGGGGTTGCCACAGAGACGTAAAGCCAGTATCGTAGTCTGAGTTAATAACCCACTACTTAGGAGATTGGTAATGTCACTTGATATTTCTGTATTTGAAAAATGGCGCAAGGACATCATGGATATTGATGCCCTGCTGGATGAATACATCCGTACAACACCAGACATTGCAGAAGCGGGCGAGATGCTCGTGCAATTAAACATGGTCAAGCGTGACATGGGAATCATCTACGACTCATTTGCTGGCAAGGTCGGCATGCTCATGGGCAACCGTGGCCTTGTGGAAACACAGTCTGGCGCTTCCGTTGAAAAGAAGAGCGCAACAGACCGCAAGAAATGGGACCACGGCAAACTTGCAACACGAGTAGCCGAACGCCTGAATGAAATGTCGGTTGACATGGATACTGGCGAGCGCACCATGACGGCAACGCAAATGGTTGAAAAACTGCTTGATTACGCTGCTGTTTCGTATTGGCGCGTTGGCAAGTTGGGGGAACTGGGCATCAACCCTGACCTATACTGCGAACAAGGCGAACACAAAACAAACGTCATCGTCCGATTGGGGGACAAGAACAAATGAGCGATACCTACAGTCGTCTATCCGAACCATTTCCGCAGGAGATGGAAAAGATAATCAATAAGGGTGGGGTCAATCTGACCTACATTCCCGTCAGTGAAGTCATCAATCGTCTCAACAAAGTACTTGGCGTTGACAAGTGGTCAATGACTATTCAGAGTTGTCACCGTGACCCAAACGACCCAGACTTTGTGATAGCGCATGTTCGCATTGAGTATTTTCTCACTGAATTCAGCACGATTACCCGCGACGGAATCGGTGGTCAGAAAATTAAGCGCACCAAGGCTGGAGCAATCCTTGACTTGGGCGACGAATTTAAGGGCGCCATTTCTGATGCCGTGAAGAAGGCGGCGCAGACATTTGGTGTCGGTCTTTACCTTGCCCGCAGTGAAGAAGCAATGGAAATTGAGCAGGTTATTGACGCATCCAGTGCGCCTCTTTCCGAACACCAGCAAAAGTGGGAAAACTTCAAGAACATTTCCGCTGGTTTGAACAAGGACCAAAAAGAGGCAATCGGCGCATTTTGGAAAACAACCTACGGAGACAAGCCAAAACCAAAAGGCGCAGAAACGGTGACGTCAGATGAACTAGACGCCCTTCTGGCCGAGGCAGTTCGACTACAATTTAGCGGTAGTCATGTTGCCGCCAAAGAGTGAACAGGTACTGATACCGCCACCACATTTGTCGCCAACTTCATTGGCCACGTTTGAGCAATGTCCGCTGAAATTTCGATTCAGCAAGATTGACCAAATTCCAGATAAACCAGGGATTGAAGCGATTTTGGGCAATTTCGTGCATGACGTTCTGGAATCGCTGTATGCGTTTTCGCCAGAATTTAGAACGAAAGATACTGCCCGCAACCAAGCACGCAGTGTCTATATGGATAAGTACGCAGAAACAGTCCAAACCCATCTACGTCGCGCCGACGAGATTTCTAATTTTAGGTGGCAAGCGTGGTTCTGTATAGAAAATCTTTGGTTGGTAGAAGACCCAACCAAAGTCCATCCAATAGGTTTGGAAAGCGAGTTGAATCACGCTCTTGGTGGCGTGATGCTCAAGGGCTTTATCGACCGCTACACGAAATCGTTGCACGACGATAACGGGTTGACTATCTCGGATTACAAAACTGGCAAAACGCCGCGCGTTGAATGGGTGTCGGATAAGTTTGAGCAGTTGCGCATCTATGCGGCAATTATGCAAGAAATACAGATATTTCCTGTTACGTCACTGGAACTCATTTATCTTCGTGATGGTGTGAAATTTACAGAAGAAGTGACACCCGAATCTCTTTCCAAAACAATTGGTAGGGTTGCGCGCATCAAAGAAGAAATTGACCATCGTTGTCAAACTGGTGAATTCGAGGCTGTAAAATCTAAATTGTGTGATTGGTGTTCCTACAAGCCAATTTGTCCAGTATGGGGTAAACGATGAGTTACATAACAGATGATGAATTTGCACGACTCGTATCCGAGGATGTGAAAAACAAGATTTCCAGCCGCCAGCGCCAGACCTTGCTGGCTTCAGAAAATTGGAGTCGCTGGCAACGAGCATTGGTATTGCTCATTCAAAACCTTGATAATCAAATCTCAGACATAGAAGCAGACCAAGAATCAGACGCGCGCCGCTTTGGTTCCATGGGCGAAGATGGAGTAATTCTCGCTCAAGAGGCTGACTATGCATATAGGTCGCGCAAAATGAAGATTGAACGGTTTAAGTTTCATGTCAATCGCCGACTTGATGATGTAACTCAAATGATTGAGACTGGCGCATCTGACCACGTTCAGCGCGATGCGCTGACTTTAAACAGTGATGCCAACTTTTATAGAAAGGCAATTGCCAAGCATCGCTCGCTTCTTGACGAATACGACCTTGAAGCAACAGAAATTGATAGGGCGTTGTGGCGGGCATTGGACAACGAGTGGGCCTTCGAGGGGATTAACGAAAGCAATCTGTAATGCGCTTTCGCAGCAAAAAGAAAGAGCAGCAGTATCAACTAAGAAGACCCTTGGTTGTCAAACTTATTGAAAAATATCCCTATTGCCAAGCCTGTGGAGTGTTTGCCAAACACGATGGCAAGGTCACTTATCAACAAAATCCATCGCAGGACATTCACGAATTAGTTAGACGTTCACAGGGTGGCTCAATACTGGATGAATCCAACTTGTTGGCTGTCTGCAGAAAATGTCATGACAGGATTGGCAAATACCC